ATCTGATCGTACTGAAATTCGTTTAGATATTACTTCATTAACTGATTTAGATATAGTTGAACAAGCTAATTCTTTAATTCAACAAAGAGAAGATAGTCCATATTTTCTAGATTTTTATCTTAATTTTGGAGACAATCAATTAGCTATAGCTAACAATATCCAACTAGATAATCAAGACCCTACTAACCCAACTATATTAATTAAATTATACGAGGCGTTACCTGAAGATTTTGATGTTAATTCTACTTTATGGGTTGTAACTTTAGTTGAAGAATCAATAGCATATAAAGTTACTTTTGAAGATGTTCCAATCATAGTAACAGATACTGTTTCTTTAAAGGGTCCTAATTTTAATTTAGATTTAAAGGACAAAATAAATAACTCAACTGTATCCTTAGATTATACTACTTTAACTACAACAGCATTAACTAGCTCTCAAAACCAATTAAAAAGTTTACTTGAGGAAAAAGGACTTGATATAAACATAGATTATACAAATTTTAATGATTTTATTCATTTTAGTTCTGCCCAAACACGTTTAGAGAATTTTTACTATAAAATGAGTTTATTGGAAGATTATTCTTCCTCTATTGCCGTTCTAAACAATACTACTAACAATAACCCAAGTGCTAGTATAGCAGTATATGAATCATTAGTTAGTAATGTCATAACTAATTTTGATGATTACGAATATTATCTATATTATACTAGTGGTTCATGGGCTTGGCCTAAAACAACATCCCAACCTCCTTATCAATTAGCTACAACAGGTAGTGCTATAGTAGATACTTGGTACGACAATATCATTTTATCTGCTTCCAACTTTGATAACCTTAACCAAAATAACCTCTATTATTCAATCCCAGAATACTTAAGAGATGATCCTGCTAATGCGCCATATCAAACATTTGTTGAAATGGTGGGTCAATTTTATGATAATATTTGGATTTACTATAAAGACGTTACTCAAAAATACAACGCAGACAACCGTTTAGAATATGGTGTTTCAAAAGATATAGTAGCAGATGCTATACGTGATTTTGGAATTAAATTATACCAAAATAATTTCTCAAACGACGATTTATATACTGCATTTTTAGGTTTAACCCCTCAAGGTGGTTTATTCCCATTTCCTAATATTACAGGCTCACTTCCAACTCCTAGTGGGTTTGAATATATTAATACTTTAATATCTGCCTCTAACGATTATATGCCGTTAGACGACGTAAATAAGTCGTTATATAAACGAATATATCATAATCTGCCGTATTTATTGAAGGCGAAAGGTACATTGCCTGGTCTGCGCACTTTAATCACCTCATATGGTATTCCCGATACGGTATTAAGAATAAATGAATTTGGAGGTAAAGATAAATCCAATTCAAACGATTGGGACGATTGGCAAAATGTATTTAATTATACCTTTTTTACCTCAGGAAGCAACCAAATTACTACAGATTGGACTCTCAATCCCTCTTGGAACTCAGCAGATAATGTTCCTGCTACCTTAGAATTTCGATTTAAAGTTCCTGATTTATTAAATTTAAGTAGTTCTTTTACTACAGATTTATTTAGAACAGATGGAGATTCCCGCCTCCAATTACGTTACACTGGATCTGGACTTGCAACAGCTTCTTATTCAGGTTCAATTATTGATCCATATTACCAATATACACATTTAGATTTTTATCCTGATTTACAAAACTTCCCTAATTCATCAGCAAGTATTTACTTGCCATTCGCAAATGAAGGATGGTGGTCAGTAATGGTAACTCGTACTGGAAGTAATTTTACTTTATATGCAGGAAATAATGTTTATGAAGGTGGTGAAAATGGAACCCAATTAGGATTTTATGCCACTTCCTCAGTAAATGAGGATAGTACAGGTTGGTCAACTGCTACCACAATTGACTTTATGCCTCAACAAAGTGAAATGTATCTTCAAGAAATACGTTATTACAATACCGTATTGAATGAAAATGCATTTAAGGACTACATTATGAATCCTTCTTCAATAGAAGGAAATTCACTTAATAGTTCTCCTGATCAACTTGCCTTTAGATTATCTTTAGGAGGTGAACTTTATACAGGATCTAATTCAATTCATCCTAAAGTTACTGGATCTTGGACTACAACTAGTTCATTTGTTGGGTATAGTAGTGCTTCGTTTGGATCAACCCCTTTATTTGTTCCTAATACAGAATATTTCTTTTTAGATCAACCTGTAGTTGGTATTAAAAATGCTATTTCTGATAAAATCCGAATAGAAAATTCGGTTATCCCAACAGGTAGTGTTTTATCTCCATTTAGGTCATTAGCTCAAAACCTTGCGGCTAGTCAAAGCTACACTGTAAATACAAATTTACTTGAGGTAGCATTTGCACCACAAGATGAAATTAACGATGATATCATATCCCAAATAGGATATTTTAATATAGGTGAATATATAGGTGACCCAAGACAACGTTCATCTTCAGCTACTTCATATCCTGATTTAGATGTTTTACGTAACGAGTATTTTGAAAAATATACTTCAAACTATGACTTGAATGACTATATTCGTTTGATCAAATATTTTGATAACTCGTTATTTAAAATGATCAAAGATTTTGTACCCGCACGTACAAGTCTTGCTTCGGGTGTTGTTATTAAACAAACACTTTTAGAAAGAAATAAATATCCACAACCACAACCAAATATAAATTCTACAATAGCTTATTATGGTAGTGGTTCCCAAAACAATTTACCACTTACATTTCAAAATATTGAAGTATCTGGTACCGTTACTCCACAATGGAATGATTATCAACCTGGAACTGTAGAAAATTTTGATGGTGGTGCTGGAGGTGTATTTAATACTTTTAATACTGTAACTAATACCTCCCAAAGCTGGTATGAAACCCTAACCACTCCTTCGGGTTCAGTAACTGTATTACATGATAGTCAAGATGAATTTTATGATGGAGAATTTAGTGGTTCTGCTTTAATAGTAACTACTCAAAGCCTAGCCCAATCTTTACCTTTAGATATTTCACTTTTATCATATAATACAACCGGATCTAACTCAACCACCCCTGCAGCTGGGTATTTAAATTGGCAATCTGCACTTGATTTTAATCCTGGAACTGGAAATTATTCATTATATATTCCTACATTATATATAAATGAAATTGACAATAATGGAGTTAGTATTGAAACAGCATTATCTAATTTAACTTCGGGTGATACTATAACCTTTAGAATTAGCGCCTCAGTCACTGATACTTTTACTACTCAAATAACCCCAACAGTAACAGGTTTAATCACTTCTGTAGTTCCAATATCTCCATCAATATGGAGAATTAATTTATCAAATAATCAAAATTCTCAA